GCTGATAATACAGTTACAGCAGCTAAGACAGATATATCCATAGTAGCTGGTGATATAATTTATGGTAATGGTACTGATAGCTGGACACGATTAGCTAAGAGTACAGCTGGTAAAGTCCTTACAATGAATTCAGGTGCTACAGCTCCTGAGTGGGCTGATGCAGCTGGAGGTGGAGCAGTTGGTGGTGGTTCTGATAAAATCTTTATGGAGAATGGTCAGACAGTTACTACTAACTATACTATTGGTACTGAATTTGGTGCAGCATGTAATGCTTTAACTGCAGGACCAATTACAATAAACAACGGAGTCACTGTAACTATTGATTCTGGAGATTACTGGACAATCGTTTAAATTATGACAATAACAATTAATGGAAGCGGAACCATTACAGGAATTTCCGCTGGTGGTTTACCAGATGATTCGGTAACGGCTGATGATGTTAATTTTAGTCCTGGTAAAATTCTTCAAGTAGTTCAAGGAACAGCAATGACTTCGAGTGATGAAGTCTCTATTAGTTCAATTACTTTTACAGACACCAATCTTGATGTAACTATTACAGGTGTGGCTTCTGGAAGTAAATGCTTGATACAAGTAAATCAGCCTTGGAAAATGACAAGTACAGGAAACTATAACTTTTGTGGATTTAGAATTTTAAGAGGCTCTACTGAACTAATTTCATCTCATCGACAAGGTGATACTGGAAACGTAATTGGACCTACAGGTATGGGTTACACTTGGTATAACATATCAGCTACTAATTTCAACTTTAATGGTATATGGAATATGAGTTATTTGGATTCAAGTCCAGGGACAGGTTCAGTAACCTATAAAATTCAAGGTGCACTTGAGACGACAAGCAATAGTAATACACTTATAGTTAATGATTTTCCTAGCTATACAGCCAGTGCTGTTCATAGAGCTTCACCTTCAGTAATACAAGTAACGGAGATTGGAGCATGACACCAACAAGAGCAGATGCAATAAGATCACTTTGTCCTAACGCTGATTTTGCTATTAGCGGAGGCACTCTTAAATGGATAGACGCAAAAGGCGATTCCAAACCTAGTGATTCAGCAATAGATACAAAACTAACTGAACTAACAACTGCATATAACAATAAAAAATATCAAAGAGATAGAGCAGCCGAATACCCTTCTGTGGTCGATCAGTTGGATGACATATACCATAATGGTATAGATGCTTGGAAAGCAACCATTAAAACTACTAAAGATAAATATCCCAAATGAGTACAATAAAATTAAATGGTAGTTCATCTGGTAACGCTCAAGTTACTGTTGCAGCTGCCGCAGGAACACCCACAATTACACTACCTACAGCTAGTATAAACTTAGCTACTGCAGGTAGTGATGGTCAATTCTTAAAAACAAACGGTTCAGGTACCCTTAGTTTTGCTGATGCAGGTGGCAATACAGTTAAACTCAGCTCTCAAACAATATCATCAAGTGTAGCTGGTGTTACTTTTGATGGTTTTTTTGATGATAGTACTTATGCCTGTTATATGTTACAACTGCTTGGGGTCTCTGGAACTAACGACAGCAGTACTTCTGGGATTAGAATGAGGATGCAGTCATCTTCTGGAACAGATTATACATCCTCCAATTATCAAAACGTAAACTTTGATCGCTATAGAAACTCGTCTGGACATTCTCATGGGTCAGGTGGAAGTTTTAATACTGATTTTTTTGATGTGAGTTGGAATAATCTAGGATCAGCTACTGCTCAAGCAATGATTGGTTATGCATATCTTTATTTTCCTCAATCAACAACTTACAATTTGACCTACATATGTGAGAATTTCTCGACTTATAATACTCCTAGTTACTATATGACATCTATTGGGGGAACTATTAATGATACTAGCCAAGCATTTACAGGATTTAAGATCTATCCTGCTGGAGGTTCCTTAGATGCTGGAACTATAATTTTATATGGAGTGAAAAAATAAAATGAAAGAATATATAAACGGTAAACTAGTAGAGATGACATCAGCACAAATTACTCAATATAATGAAGAGGCTAAAGCAAATGAAACTAGGTTTGCAGAAATAAAAACTGCAAGAGAAACTAGAGATAAATTAAAAGCTAGTGCTAAAACAAAATTAATGGCAGGCGAGGCATTAACAGAAGAAGAAGCGGATCAACTACTTACAAATGAACTTGTAGGAGGTAACGAATGACAAAATTATTATATGACGCTATTAGAGGTTCAAGTGGAACAGCTGATAGTATTCAACTTCATGCCTCTGACCAATCAGTAACTTTTAAAGGTGATGTTGTCTTTGATAATTCCAGTCATGCTGGAAATGATATGACATGGGATGGATCAGATAAACAATTAGAATTTACAGATAATACAAGAATCTCAGTAGGAAATAGTAACGATTTATTGATATTCCATAATGGTACAGATACTAACTTAGAAAGTGCAACAGGTGCTCTCAAGCTTTGGAGTAATGATCTTCAGTTGAAAAGTTATAATGATGGAGATAATTATATAACTTGTACACATGAAGGATCAGTAACCTTACATTGGCATAATGGAGAAAAAGCCAGGACTGTAAGTGATGGTTTTACTGTAGGAAAAAGCTCAACTGCTTTTGGTACTGCTGGTGTTTCTCTTTTTACTAACGGAGAAGGATGGTTTACTAGAGATGGAAGTATACCAATTTCCGTAAATAGATTAAGTAATGATGGAGAATTAATTAGATTCCATCAAGCTGGTACAAATGAAGGTAATATTTCTATATCTGGTTCTACTGTTAGTTATAATGGTGGTCACTTAAGCCGTTGGTCTCAATTTAAAGGCTTATCGAAAACAGATAAATCAGCACGACCTACTATATATCAAGGTACTGTTCTAAGTAATTTAGATGATTTATGTGAATGGGATAAAGAGATAAACCAACAACTAAACATGACTAAAGTATCTGATACTGTAGGTGATAAAAATGTTGCTGGAGTATTCTGGACTTGGGATGATGCTGATGATGAAGTTGTAAATGATTTCTATGTAGCTATGACTGGTGATATGATAATTCGTGTTGCTGGATCAACTTCTGTTGCAAGAGGAGATTTATTAATTTCTGCTGGTGATGGTACAGCTAAACCACAAGCAGACGATATCATCCGTAGTAGCACTATTGCAAAAATAATATCAACTAATTCAACTGCAACTTATGCAGATGGAAGTAAAGCTTATCCTTGCGTCTTAATGGCGTGTTAAATAAATTATGGCATTAACAGAAATTACAAGTAAAAGTATTAAAGACGGTGAAATAGTAAATGCTGATGTAAATGCGTCAGCAGCAATTGCAGCGTCCAAAATTTCTGGATTAGCTGCTTCAGCAACTACAGATACTAGAGATGCTTCAAATATAAATAGTGGGACTCTACCTGCTGCAAGGATTGGAGATGATTCAATCGTAGAAGCTAAATTAGATATACATGCAGCTCCGAGTGGTACGGATAAGTTTTTAGGATATACCAGTAATGGTATGGAATGGACAACAGTACCCGCAGGTGGAGCAACAATTAATAATGCAACTGAGAATGAAATCGTTACAGTTGCATCTACTACATCTCAATTAGATGCAGAAGCAAAATTCACCTATGATGGTAATACAGCTGTATTGCAGACTACTAGTGATGGTAATGCTATCAATGTAGTTCGTAACTCAGCAGATACTAACCCAGTTAATATAACCCTTACTAAATCAAGAAATGCTACTTATGGTAGTAACACTATCATAAATAATGCTGATGAAATAGGAGAAATAGTATGGAAAGCAGATGATGGAACTGATTATGCTAGTGAAGTTGCTGCAATTAAAGTAGATATTAGTGGTATTCCTGGTGGCAATGATACGCCAGGTAGGATGGAATTCTTTACTACAGCTGATGGTGCAGCAACTGCAAGTAAAAGACTAACTATCAGTTCAGAAGGTAACTTATATGTAGAAGATGGTAATGTTCAGCTAGGACAATCTGGTAATGGAATTGAATTTAATAATTTCGGATCAGGTGCAACTATAAGTAGCAATAATCTTGACGACTATGAAGTTGGCACATGGACACCTGCACCTTCATTTAGTGGAGGTACTACAGGTATTACTGGTAGTTTTAGTGGAACTTATGTAAAAGTAGGTAAAATTGTTACTGTTTATTATACAGTTATTTTCACAAACAAAGGTTCATCAACAGGATCTGCCATGTTAGGTGGGTTCCCATTTAGTAATGGCGGAGGTGCCGAATCAGTTAATAATAGTTGGGGTTATTTCCATAGAATGACTTTTGATGAAGCAAATGATATGCAGGCTATGATGAATCTCGATGGTACAACTTCTTATATGAGAGTTTCTAAATATGGTTCTGGACCTAATGCAGCAGCTGTAACTGAAGGTTATTTTAACAATAGCTCTCGTTATGATGGTTGTATGGTTTATCGAATTTCCTAATTTATTAATAAAATGTCATTAACAAAAACACTAGAAGAAGATAAGATCGAAGTGGTCGGTCCTTATAAAGCAGTACAAATACGAACTGCTACAGTAATTAAAGAAGATGGAGTAGAATTATCACGTTCTTTCCATCGTAAAGTACTTGAGGCAGGTACAATAGATAGCTCTGATAACTTTGTAGATACAAATACATCTTCTGAATCGGCAGAAGTTAAAGGTATAGCAGCAGCTGTCTGGACTACAGATGTTAAAAACGCATTGAAAGCTCACCTCATTGCAAATAAACCTTCCTAAGCCTCATCTCCCTAAGCCCTTAGACATCCCTCAGATGGACTTGAAGGAGCCTTGGACTATGGTACCATCATATCGCCCTATGGTGATCCCTCCAGCCGATCTAGAGCCTCCTGAAGAGGTTGTGAAGGAGGAGAAGAAAGAAGAACAGCCTGAACCACCGACACTGAAGATACCTGTCATCGATATACAGATGCCAATACCAGAAACAGCGGTGGTAGTTACAGCAGTAACAACAGCTGTTATAGCTGTGACAACTACAACTGTTACTCAATCCTTATTTGAACCTATTAAAAAGAAAGTTCAGAAACAATTACAAGCTAGAGTCAACAAATGGAAGGAAAAACGGAAGAAAAAAAAGGACTCCTTGGAAAGCTAAAAGATGCTGCAGAGGATCAAGAACACCAAATCCAGATTCTCGGTACATTCGTCAGACTTGGCGTTGTGGTTTGGTCTGGATTTATAATAACAATGAATTACGTGGAAATACCCATGGTTAAGAAATCTGGTAACTCAGATATCACGTTCGTGGCATCGGTGTTTACTGGAGCATTAGCCACTTTTGGCTTGACCACTGGTAATTCTAAAGGTAAGGGTACACCTGTAAACTGCCCCATGGCAACTAAGAAAAAGGAAGAATGAAAAAATGGCTTTTTCTCTTCCTACTGTTATCACCCACGGTAGCAAGAGCGGAAATCGTGACACCTCAGTTCACGCAAGGAAGTATGAACTCAACCACGACTACAACTCAGGAAATCGTGGAGGAGATAACGATAACAACCTACGGGTCAGCATTGAACAAGTGGAGTGGGGACAATATAACCCATACCTCCACTACGTCAGGCGGTATCGCAGATTCAGATTCTGTATTCAACATGACAACAGCTGGTTCAGATTTCTCATTAGAGATAGTAACAAGAGCAGCAAGTCAGGTACTGGAAGTAACAGAAATAGAAAGAGAAATCGACACTTCTTCTACTACGGTATCCTTATCAGTCTTCTCTCAGTAGCTCCAGTACGTGCTGAAGATGAGACGAATAACGTAAGTAACCCGGTTGCGGCTGCGACGGGAAATGTAACCAATCAAGCGGTGCAATTCCAGAATAATGGAGCACCGTCAAGACAGGTATATGGACCAAATATCAGCTGTAATGGCAGTACCATGACCTTTAGTCCCTTCTATATGGGGAATCATACAACACCATATGATGATAATATGGACCAGCAAAGCTATACTGTAGCTGAAAACTGGGGATTCCAAGTGAATTTTATGGTTCCTTTAGATAAGAGAGGACTAGAACAGTGTAGAAGAATAGCAGCACGTCAGGAATCTAAGATGGCTCTTGATTATGAATTAGTCAGAGTATTAAAATGTGCTGAATTACAACAAAAAGGATTTATGTTAGTTCCTAAATCCCGTGTATATAGTATGTGTAGTGATGTAATTCCTATTGCTGCATTTAAAAAAGAAGTTGCTAAGAAATTAGCAGCATCAACACCTCCACCACCTAAGAAATGGTGGCAAAAACTCAACCCCCTAAACAAATGATCGTATTAATCAAGCCCATTCTATTCGCCTTCTTGAAGTCGGACTCTGTTAAAAAGCTAGTAGTAGACCTACTTGAAGCTTATGTAAAGCGTACTGACAATAAACTAGACGATCAAGCATTGGAAATAGTAAAAACTAAACTATTAAGTTAAATGGCTAAAGCCACAGAAGAGCAGTTTAATGAACTGCATAACCTCGTCACTACTGAATTCCTTAAAAGGGTCAAGAGTGGCGAGGCTACCACTCAAGATTTAAAAGCTGCATGTGATTGGCTCAAGATAAATGATGTCAGTGGTGTGGCTTATGAAGGGAATCCTTTAGATAAATTAAATAGACTTATGCCTAAAGTAGATCCTGAACTTGTACAAAGGAGGTTGTATGCGAAAAGGAAGCCGTAACGTACCAAGAAGTAAGGCTTCTAAAACAACCTTACATTATTGGAAGAATAAAAAATCAAGAGAACATCACTCTAATAGTAATAATAGTAACCATCCTGACGATAAGTTCTCTCATACTGACAAGTATAAGAGCGAACATATTGCTGCACAGAAACGGTTAGGTACTGTAGGTACCAAGAAAGATGTAGAGAAACGCAAAGGAAAATGGGTTAAACTCTCCATTGGATATAACCGTGGTCCAGGGAGGGTAGGATAATGGCAGTAGGAACAGCATTAAAACTAGGTTCACAAGTTATTAAACATGCACCTAAAGTACAGAAGTTAAAAAAACTTGGTACATTACAGAAAGTTCTACGTAATGTAAAAAGTACAAGTAAAGTAATTCAATCGAAATTAAAGACCAAACAAAACCTAGCTAAAATTAGCGAGACGATTGGTGATGTTAGAAATAAAGCTACCCAAAATAAAGCTGTTATAAATCTACATAGTGGTGGGCAAAAACTTAGTAAATATACAGTAGGTAAGTCCCATGATATTTTAAAAAACCGTGCATCATATCTAAAAGCTAAATCACTTAATAAAGTGCTTCATGGGTATATGGGTGGTATGGGTCCAAAAGATATGATTAGAAATTTAGCTAAAGCTAAAGGTTTAGGTGGTAAATTATCTGCTGGAGCTAGATTTATTGGACCAGCTTTTGAAATACTGGAACTTTATGATAAGACAGGTCAGATGTTACAGAAGGAATATAAAGAACCAATTGAAGGAGGTCCAGATAATTCTATACGTAATAATCTTGTGAATATGGCTACTAATCTTAAACACATTGGTGATAGAGATAAATACAAACGTACTAAATTATCAGGTGCAGCAGATTTAAAAATATCAAAATGGTTTACTGGTAATAAATGGAATCCTTTCGATGATGAACAAGTATTAGTTCCTAATACGGCGAAAAAGCATAATCTCAGAGCAGACCGTTTAGCCAAATGGGACGCACGTAGGAAACGTATAGAGGAGGCAAAATAATGGCATTTAAATCGTTAATAAAAGATGCCCCAAAACAAGTTCCTAAAATCTTAAAGCTGGCTAAAAGAATTCCTGGTCTTAAGTTACCTAGTATTGCAAAACAGATAAAAGATACTACACAGAAAACTGCAGGTGGTAAACTAAGGATCTTTCAAAAAGGTAATAAGAGAGAGATCTATGGCAGCCGTCGTGCTGTACAAGAAGGTCTCTTTGAACATACAACTAAGACATTAAAAGAGACAGGTAAACGTACTACTACAGGTTATGGTAATGTTAATGTACGTGATTTAAGTAAAGGGCCGAATTTCTATAGAGCAAAGCCTAATACTCAAGTTCGTGGAGGTTTAGCAAAGATTACAAAAGCATCTGATATTGGTTTTAAAAGTAAAGCTAGTGTAGAGTCAGCAAGTGATTTGCGGAAATTAAGACGGACACAGCAAACTATTGATGCTGGTGATTTATCTAAAGGATATCAAACTTTACAAGGACATCATAATTTACCTGTAGAACTTGGTGATGCTATTACTGATGGCATGAAACCAAATGAGATAACTAAGTTCTGGTCAGATGTTAATAAAAGATATAAACATATGGCTAGTGGTGATCATTGGAAAAACTTAAGACTTTTACCTGAAGGAAAGCAATTTAAACATTTAGTAGGTGAATTAGATGTTAGTCCGCATGATCAAACTCATGAAATGCTAACTAAATTTGGTATAAGTAAAGATAAATTATCAAAGATGTTTAAAGGTAAGAAACCAGCTGAACGTCTTGAATTAATGTCTAAATTAGATCATAAATTCAAAAAGATGGATGAATGGATCTTCTTACGGATGAAGAAATGGCATGCTGGTGGGGAGAAGAAAATACTTGATGTTATGTTAGCTAGTGATGAAATTAAAAGATTACTTCCAAATTTATCTAAAGCTGAACGTAGAATTGCAATTAAACAAATGTTAGCTAATAAAAGATCAAAAACTAAAGCGAGGACAGCAAAAGCTTTAAAAATATATAGTAAACCATTAGACCAACAAGCGTTAGATACACCTATGGCTGGTTTCTTTGATAAAGCTGGTAAACAAATGACCCTTGGAGGTAAATAATATGGAATTCTTCAATCCTAAAAAACGTAAAACTCAAAAGGTTTTAAAA